AGTATCTACTCATTTACTCAGATAAAGAAAATTCAAGAGTGATCTCTTTGAATGAGACTCTTGGGTAGTGACTAAACTGACTTGTTGTCCCCATCATCATGACAATACCAACATTCATGGCTTCAGAAATCCATCTAACCAAACTTTCAGATATGACTCTATCCCATATTCGAGACCTAACATCATTGAACTCAAGTTCTGTCATGTCCCTGTTTCTAAATTTCTTTGACCAGAATTCTAAAGTGTCACTTAACAGCATGGTGCTCAAGGTTTCCAGTTCAGAACTCTGATAGGTTTTGTCATATATTCCTTCCTCCTTCAGTACTTTTATAATTTGGCTCATGAAAGAGTAATAATTGACACCAGAAATCCTATATGATTCAGAATTTCTCTCATAAGCCTCCAATTGCATCAGAGAAATTTTCCTTTTTGATTCCAACATCTCTTTCACTAAGGGACCAGAATTTGACCAGACTTCATCTATCTCTTTGAGGGTTTTTTTCAACTTATCTATGTGCTTCTTGACCTCCTCAGGAGATTTTATGGGTTCCTTGGAACTGGAGCTTAGAATTGTCTCTTGTTCCTGTGTTAATCTACCTGTTGGATCTGAATATAAATTCTTCCCCGAGACTATGGACATTAGAAATGCAGCATGACTCAGAAGAAAGACATCTTCACTAATCTCTGTTGAATTGACTATACAAGATATCAAGCTAGCCCCCTTGACCTCAGACTCAACTATGAGCATTGTGTCATGCCAGAAATCATTCTCAAGAGGCATGATTCTCAATATGTCACTATCCCTGCTTGACACATTCATATCTGAAAGATCATGAGCATAGAATAACTCAGAAATCTCATTCAAGAGTTCTGTGTCATTTGACCACATCATGTCACCTATCTCTTCATCAAAGGAAGAAATGTCTTCCTTGTTTTGAAGATCCACAGTTGTCAAAAATTCATCTTCTGGTACTCTAGAGTCAGAATACTCATCCATCTCATCTGCCCAAGACTGGAGAGGCTTAGAAAAGTCAGTATGAGATTCTGTTATCTTCAAAAAGGAGTCAATGTCTTCATCTGTAATCATAGAATCTTTGGTCTTCATGTCATGGACTTGTCTAGCCTTGTTTAGAAATGCTTCCTTCTGAGTATCATGTGCTTTACTCTGAAGGATGTATCCCAGGACACTTCTCTTCAATCTTGACAAATCTAGATTACCTACAGCCAGCTCATTCTCCGCCATCCTTGCCAGAATTTCAGATGTGTAGTCTCTCCCTGGGCTTACTTTAAGTTCAGACATGATATCAAGCAAACTACAAGACTCACCTGTGCAGAATTTCCTGAAAATGTTTGACCCTGTCCAAGAGAGATCTCTGGGAGTGAGATCAGGTGACCAATCTCTGGACATTAAGGAATCACTAAGAAGAGTGATCTTCCTATCCCGTCTAGAAGCTGCCACATCTGTCTCATAATAGAACACACGAATCAAGGTCTCATCAAACTCCAAGCCCCAGGTTTTCTTTTCCAGAGCAGATATGTCTAGATGTTTCAGACTTTTGTTGATATTCACAGGCACACAATGAGATAGGGGTAATGGGCTTGCAGCAAAGTGACCATTTTCATTCAGATAATAGAGGGATTCACTTCTCTGAGGGAAGTCTTTCCTTTCAAGATGGAGTTCTGATATTAGCTGATCTAGCCTCTTTGACAACAGCATGGTGTCATGCATCTGAGCAATCTCTATTAATTCAACAAACTCATCTTTCATGTGTACTCTACAAGGGGTACCGCACACCTCTCCTGCCCATGTCCCTCTGCCCTGGTATCTTATCTTGCCATCAGATGCATGCAACTTTCTCTGTCTATCAACTAAAAACCCAAGAGTTCCATTTTTTAACAAGGGTATCTCTCTAAGAAATTGTGATTTATTCTTAGACAGATAGAAGTTAAATAGAGTTTTTAACCTCTTTAATCGATTTGGTAATTTACTAATGGGTTCATTTAGAAAAGCCTGCTTACTAACATATTGAGTGATCAACCTATCTCTGTACCTTCTATGGAAGGGGAAAGCCAGGAGACAGTAGAGCATATGTCTGAAAGACATGGCTGTACTCTCAATGTCAGGAGAAATGGATCTAATCTTTATCTGAGGCCAGTATATCCTTGACAATGTGCTAATAAGACGAGGTGACTTAGCTGTGGTATCTTGTAAGGTAAGCTTCCTGGTTTTCAGAGAAGCAGAGCTGAAGAAATCAAAAAGCTGCATGTGATCCATCCCACTACACTCCAATGTTTCATTATAAGTATCTCTTAGAAATCTAAACTTAGCTTTGCATTCTGACCACAAGACCCTGAATGCTGTACTGGAGATGGGGACAGTGTTCATCCTTAAAAGACCTCTTCGCACTATATCTAGAAGAGGAACCTCATTCAGATTCATCTCCCCCCAGATAGGCACAACAGACTTGGAATGTCTGCCATATGAAACTTCTTGAAATGAAAATCCCTTCCTCAGGTCTTGAAGGTAATCATAAAACTCAGAGAATTCAGTCTCATGCAAAAAGAGATCCATCATTCTTGAAGAATTCTCTGTATTGCTCTGTGATAACATCTTGACTTCATTGATGCTCCTCAGCAGGGAAAATTTCTTCCTAAATCCTGTTCCATCTCTCAGACTAATGCAAGGTCTATTGAAGATGTATGATGAAGAACATGCAGACCTGATAGTGGGTTGATGCAGAGAGAGAGATGTCCGGACTCCTTTCTGGAACAGTTTTAGTATCATCCACATCTTTTCATCAGTCCAGCAATCTGCCTTTCTATAAAGCCTGCTAGGATCCTCATCTAATATGTCCAATGCATCCTTGAGTTCTCCTATATCAATTTCATCCACTACTCTTTGCCACATCTTCTTATTCCCATACCCTATTGAGGCAGTTCTCAGGTCCTTCTTCAAGACATAGTCTATCTTATCATCATAATCTAGCAAGCTACTAGGGTGGGTCATCTCCTTTGAGTATTCCTGCAAGTCCAATCCAAGATCCCTTTTGACAGTATAAAGGCTGTAATCAAAGCCTGTTATCCCACAATGTTCTTCTCCGTCTAGGGGAAAAAACCCAAGTGCAGGATGTGGGTAAGAAATTAGCATGTCAGCAACATCTTCCCGGAGTGAATGATTGCTAAATCCCATCATGAAGTAATGTAGCCAAGCCTGACACTTCTGAATCACAGATGCAGTTAAAGTACAAAGGCCCATCTCAACAGATGTAGAGAGTTCATTGTAGAAGATTTGGACTCGTTCATAGAAGCTTTCAACAATGGTTGTCTGAAGGCATGCGGACACCCATCTAAAAGTTGGTTTAATCACCTTACCTCTATACCACCATTCTGAATTGTATTCTATTAGCAACTTTGTTCCTATAGAAGATTTTGCTTCACTTGGCCATATGGAGATCCACTTTTGAAATTCTTCTTTCCATTTCAATAATAGATGCATTAGGGCGTCAACCTTCTTTCCCACCTTATTGTAGCTGATACATGCAGCAGAATCATCACTGCCCTGAATGACAGTGACAACACTTTCCAGTTTCCTTTTATTCAAAGCAGCTCTGGCAGCAGAAGCGTAGAATTCCTGGCATACACTATGAAATACTGTGCTGACCTTATGCCAGATTCCTTGCCACATTCCAAATTTTATCTCCAGTGTGTCTGAATCTTCACATATGAATGGCTTCTGACCTTTAATGAATTTCTCTTTTAACCATTGTAAAGTTTCATTATCTGAGTCTCTGAAGTCTGAAGTGTGCAGGATAGCAATTAGATCTTCCGGGATAGAGATTCTCTTGACCACCCAGAGGTAGAAAGCATTATACAATAGGTCATTCCAGAACCCATCTGTTAACCTATTCATCATGAAGTAGAATTTGCTGACATGATGCCTTTGACACCACTTTGTTGCATCTGCAGATTTACACATTGTCATGTGGTCCCCTAGAACGGCTTGAGAGTGCAGTTCATGCTCTTTCATGAACTTCTCCTTAGTTCTTGGGTTAAGAATGCTATCAGATCTAAATAAGTGAGACATCATTGCAGCACATCTCTCCACAAAAAATTGAACTACTCTTGCTGTAATCTCTAAAACATGAATTTCTCTATCCCCCCCATGTTGGTCCTTGGGAAAGCAGTCAGAAAAAATGAACCCTCTATCCACTAGCTTTTGTAGAGAATAACACAGAACTTTGAGCATGGTAGGTTCCTCATCATTTTCATCTTTACAAAACTGCTTAATCAGTTTAAATAAAGCACTCATGACTCTTGGCCTCTTTCCTTGCATTTTAGGATTCAGCTCTTTCAGTCTAGCAACATAAGCTTTGCCTGTTAAATGTGCATCTTGTTCTGAGGGCAAATTAATTTGAGGATTCTCATGATCTTTAGAGCTAGCTTTGAGAGTTGCTATCTCTGCAAAAGATTTTCCTGAAAACTCCAAGCATATCTTTCTATTTAGTTGAGAAGTAAAATTGTCCCCATACATGTTTGCCCATTTCTTCTTGCAGGAGTCTATCATGAGTTTCATCAAGCTCATGGACCAGTGATGTCT